AAATGGCGGGGTGGCAGCGGCACAGGCTGGCGTGGGTTTTGAAACCCTCAATGCCGCCATACAGGTACTGGCGGAGCGCGAAGTGAAAGGCGGCGAAGCCGGGACCGCACTGCGCAACGTGATCCTGAATCTGGAGAAGGGAACCGATAAGACCCTGAAGCCTTCTGTTGTCGGGCTGAGCCAGGCGCTGGAGAACCTGGCGGGAAAAAACCTGTCAACCAGGCAGGCCGTGAAGCTGTTCGGGGAGGAAAACCTCAGCGCGGCATCTATCCTGGTTCAGAACCGCGAGAAGGTGGAGTCGCTGACTGCCGCCCTGACCGGTACGCAGACCGCGCATGAGCAGGCCGAAATCAGGGTAAATAACCTGAACGGCGATCTTCTCAGCCTGACTTCTGCTTTTGAAGGTCTGATTATTAAGGTAGGACAGAGCGGAAACGGTCCGCTGCGCAGTGGTGTTCAGACCGTTACCGATGCCATTAATGGCCTGACGGATAATTTCAATACAGTAGCCAACGTTGCGCTGTATACGCTGATTCCTGTTCTGGCGACAAAACTGACGGCAGGTATCAGGGGGAACATCGGTGCCTGGGTTGAGCAGCAGCAGGCAGTCAGGGCCAGCGCGATGGCGCAGGCCGATATGGCGCGAAAAACGCTGGAAAGTACCGCCGCCACGCTGGCGCAGAATAACGCAGAATTCGGGCGTTATCGGCAAATGGAGAAAAGCGCCAGACAATTTGGCCTTAACGTGAGTTACCAGAGCGAGTTTAACCGCTTAATCCGCCAGGAAACCGAGCAGACACTGCTCTCCACCCAGGCAAAGAGCCAGCTGAATGCAGCCAATAAACAGCTTTCCGTTTCAGCCCGCGCAGTCTCTGCTGCAGTAGGTATGGCCAGAGGGGCGCTGGCACTGGTGGGCGGTCCTGTGGGCGCAGCGATGCTCGCCGGTTCGGCGTTGCTCTATTTCCATAATCAGGCGAAAAATGCCCGTCAGTCAGCGATTGACCTGAAAAATGCTGTTGTTGAAACGAATGAAGAACTCAAAAAACTGTCGCTTAACCAGCTCAACGTGAAGCAGCTGGACATTGATGAACAGTTTGAGAATCAGGTTATTCAGCGAAATAAACTGATTAAAGAAATTCAGGATGCGGAAAGTCGTATTGATGGATTGAGTGGCTTCGATCCGTTCGGACAACTTAAAGGTGTACAGAACGATAAAACCCGTTACAAAGGGGATCTGGATGCCGTTGAGCAGGGGTTAAAACTTCTCAAGGAACGGCAAAAAATAGTCAAAGAGGCCATAGAACAGGCTAAATCAGGGAAAACCGATCCCACGCCGAAGCCGGATAAACCAGGGAATGAAACAGGGAGCGATAAACCTGATACCCCCTGGACCGGAGAAGGCGGGGATACAGGTAAGGGGCAAAAGGCAAAGGTTAACCAGTATGAGCAACTGCGGCGTGAAATCGAAGCGGCGCATTCCTCAAGTCTCGGACGTATCAACCTGCAGGAGCAGGAAAGCGCCAGAAAACTCCTTGAAGCCGCCCGCGCTGACGGAGCCAGCGAGGCTGATATTCAGAAGACGCTGCTGCTGAATGCTGAAAACTATCAGAAACAGCGCCTCGAACTGGCAGAACAGTATGCGCCAGCCAGAGCCTCTCTGACGAAAGAGCGCGAATCGAGCCAGGAGCTGAAGTCGCTCCTGAATGCCCGTCTTCTGGATGAAAAGGAATACCAGACGGCCAGAATCACGCTGGCACAAAGTACGGCCCGCGAACTGTTACAGGCACAGGCAGCGGCAATGTCTGCCCCTCTGATTGATATCGCCGGGACGGTTGATCCGCTGGCAGAACTGCGCAATCAACTGGCCGAACGTCAGTCACTGCTGCAGGCGTTTTACCAGAATGATGCAATCAACAAAGAGCAGTACGAACTGCTGAAGCAAAAGGCGGATAAAGATTCCGCTGATGCGCAGTACCAGACGGCGGTGGAGCTGTATAAGTCGCAGGGAAACCTGAACAGCCTCGCTATTGGCATGTTAGAGACCACCCAGGAGCGTTCCACCAACATGCTGACCGGCATGCTGGTAAACACCCAATCACTCCGGGACGGGATGATTGGGTTATTTTCCTCCCTGACTCAGTCGGTGATTAAAAACCTTGTCGATATGGCAACGCAGGCGCTGATTACCAACACCATCCTGAAATCCATTATGGGCATCGGCGGCAGTCTTTTTGGCGGCGCAGCCAGCGCGAGTACCGGCACGGCCATCAGCAGTTTTGGCAGCAGTTTTAGTTTTAACGAGAAAGGCGGTGTTTATGATTCACCTTCATTAAGTGCCTACAGTAATGGCATCTATGACAGCCCGACCCTGTTTGCTTTTGCAAAGGGGGCTGGCGTGTTTGGTGAAGCAGGTCCGGAAGCCATTATGCCTCTGGCAAAAACGACTGACGGTACGCTGGGTGTCAGGGCGCTGGGTGAGCCGGGTTCCTCTGGTGGTGGTATGAATGGGGGGATTGTTTATTCACCTGAGTATCACATTATTATTCAGAATGACGGGCAAAACGGGCAGATAGGGCCGCAGGCATCGCAGATGCTGGTCAAAATGGTCGACACGCGTGTCATGAGTATCCTGAGAACTCAGGGCCGTGATGGCGGCATGCTGGCGGGAGGATAAGTGAAAACTTTTCATTGGGTACCCAGGGAGGGGATGCCGTCTTCTCTTTCCCCTTCGGTGACAACCATTAAATTTGGGGATGGCTATGAGCAACGTCGCCCGACCGGACTTAACCATCAGTTAATTAACTTCCAGCCTGTTTTCCGTATCACGTCGGACAATTCCCGCACCGCACTTGAAGCGTTTCTGGTCGAGCACGGAGGATATAAAGCCTTTTTGTGGCGACCGCCAAAATACAACCGCACGATTAAAGTTGTCTGCCGGGAATGGTCTGTTACGGACAACGTCACGTATTCTGATTTCAGCTGTAAATTTGAGCAGGTTATTGCTTAAGGATTCTTATGCAGGATATACCTCAGAACACCCTCAACGAAACCACGAAAACCGAGCAGTCGGCCCGCATTGATTTGTGGGAAATCGACCTGACGGCCTTTGGTGGCCAGCGTTACTATTTTTCAAATGAAGCGAACGAGAAGGGCGAGCCGGTCACCTGGCAGGGCCGGAAGTATGATGTTTACCCGATACAGGGAACCGGATTCGACCTGGTGGGGAAAGGAACTTCCGCCCGCCCGACGCTGGCAGTGTCGAACCTGTTTGGCATGGTTACGGGACTTGCGGCAGATATGCAGAGCCTCGTCGGTGCCACGGTGGTAAGGCATGTTGTATACGCCCGTTTTCTCGATGCGGTGAACTTTACAGGCGGCAACCCGGAGGCCGATCCGGAACAGGAAGTGGTCAGTCGCTGGAAGGTAGAACAGTTATCCGAACTGAAAGCCACCACGGCGACTTTTGTGCTGGCCACACCGACCGAAACGGACGGCAGCGTGTTTCCGGCGCGGATCATGCTGGCTGATGTCTGCAGCTGGACCTACCGTTCTGATGAGTGTGGCTATGCCGGTCCGCCTGTGGCGGATGAGTTTGACAAGCCCACGGCAGACCCGGCAAAAGATGCCTGCAGTAAATGCCGTACTGGCTGCGAGCTGCGTAATAACCTGCCGCGCATTGGCTGTTTCCTCTCCATTAACCGTCTTTCCTGATGGATATACCCATGAAAAAAACTATCCTGGCGCATGTTGCTGCGTGTGCGCCTGCTGAATCGTGCGGCTGGGTGGTGAACACGACTGCCGGGGAGCGGTATTTTCCCTGCCAGAATCTTTCCGCTGAACCGACCCTGTATTTCCGTATGGATCCGGCAGATTACCTCCAGGCGCAGGCGGCGGGCGATGTGGTGGCCCTGGTACACAGCCATCCCGATGGCCTGCCGTTCCTCAGCGATGTTGATCGCCGCCTGCAGGTGCAAAGTGGCCTGCCGTGGTGGCTGGTCTGCGATGACCGGATATACAAATTTCGCTGCATGCCTTTTCTCACCGGGCGGGCATTTGAGCATGGCGTGACGGACTGTTACACCCTGTTCCGCGATGCGTACCATCTGGCGGGTATTGAGATGCCGGATTTTGCGCGGGGGGAGGACTGGTGGAAGCAGGGAGAAAATCTCTATCTGGATAATCTGGAGGCGACCGGTTTTTACCGCGTGAATGCCGCAGAGGCACAGCCCGGAGACATTCTGATTTGTTGTTTTGGTTCATCGGTTGCCAACCATGCCGCGATTTACTGCGGCGACGGCGAACTGTTGCACCATATTCCTGATCAGCTCAGTAAACGCGAGAGGTATACCGACAAATGGCAACGCCGCACACACTCAATCTGGCGACACCGGGCATGGCACGAGTCTGCCTTCACGGGGATTTACAACGATTTGGCCGCCGCTTCAGCCTCAGTATAAAAACGGGGGCCGAGGCCATTTACGCGCTGGCCATGCAGATACCGGGCTTCCGGCAGAAAATGAATGATGGCTGGTATCAGATACGCATCGCCGGTCAGGATGTGGATGAAACCAGCGTGTCAGCCCGTCTGCATGAGTCACTGCCGGACGGGGCCATTATTCATATTGTCCCGCGTATGGCAGGGGCTGGAAAAGGTGGTCTGTTCCAGGTTGTGCTGGGTGCGGTGGCAATCGGCGCATCCTTTTTAACTGGCGGGGCAACTCTTGCTCTTTGGGGTAGCGCATTATCTGCTGGTGCTATTTCGGCATCCTCGGTCCTTTTTTCTATGGGGGTAGCCATGATGCTGGGCGGTGTGGCGCAGATGCTGACACCCCAGGCAAAAATACCCTCCTCCCGGCAGACCGACAACGGCAAACAGAACACCTATTTTTCGTCACTGGACAACATGATGGCGCAGGGTAATGCCCTGCCGGTGTTATACGGTGAAATGCTGGTCGGTTCCCGCACGATCTCCCAGGAAATCAGCACACGGGATGAAGGTGGCGGGGGACAGGTGGTGATCATCGGTCGCTGACTTACTGCAGCATATTTGTATTTACACAGAACCGCCTCCGGGCGGTTTTGTCGTTTCAGAGGGAACAGATTATGGGTAAGGGTGGTGGCAGCAGTAAAACGCCGCATGAGGCTCCTGACGACCTGAAATCCAGTCAGATGCTGACGGTAGTTGATGCCATCTGCGAGGGACCGATTGAAGGTCCTGTGGACGGGCTAAAGAGTGTCAGAATTAACAAAACGCCGGTCCTCGACAGCGACGGTAACGCGATGGTTCACGGTGTCACCGTGGTTTACCGCGTGGGGGAGGATGAGCAGACCGCGATGGAGGGGTTCGAAGACTCCGGTGCGGAAAACTTGCTGAGTGTTGAGGTGAAGAAGTCAGAGCCAGTGACCCGCACCATTACCACCAAAACGCTGGACCGTCTGCGCTTTACCTTTGGTGTGCAGTCGCTGGTCAGCACCAGTACCAAAGGTGACCGCAACCCGACCAGCGTACAGATGCTGATCCAGTTTCGCCGTGATGGGGTGTGGCGAACGGAACGGGATATCACCATTACGGGGAAAACGACCACGCAGTTTCTGGCATCCGTGGTGATTGATGATTTGCCGCCCCGACCGTTTGAAGTCCGCATGCAGCGCCTCACTGATGACAGCACGACAGACCTGCTGCAGAACAAAACGGTGTGGTCGGGCTATACCGAAATCATCGATGTGAAACAGTGCTACCCGAACACCGCCGTTATCGGGGTAAAAGTGGATGCGGAGCAGTTTGGCAGCCAGCAGGTCACGCGAAACTATCACCTGCGCGGGCGTATTGTGCCGGTGCCGTCGAATTACGATCCGTTAAAACGGACCTGTACGGGAATATGGGACGGGACGTTTAAACCCGCCTGGACAGATAATCCGGCCTGGTGTGTGCTGGATATGCTGACTCACCCGCGCTATGGCATGGGAAGCCGCATTGGTGTTGCCGATGTGGACAAGTGGGCGCTGTATGCCATTGCACAGTACTGCGATCAGCCTGTTCCTGACGGTTTTGGCGGGACGGAGCCGCGTATCACCTGCAATGCGTATCTGACGGACCAGCGCAAAGCGTGGGACGTGCTGGGGGACTTCTGTTCCCTGATGCGCTGTATGCCGGTCTGGAACGGCAGCACCCTGACGTTTGTGCAGGACCGGCCCGCCGATAAAGTCTGGACCTATACGCAGAGTAATGTGGTGATGCCCGCTGATGGTGCGCCGTTCATCTACAGCTTCAGCGCACTGAAAGAGCGCCACAATGCCGCCGAGGTCCGTTACACCGACCCGAACAACGGCTGGGAAACATCCACCGAACTGGTGGAAAACGACGCTGCCATCCGGCGCTACGGTCGCAACGTTCTGAAGATGGATGCGTTCGCCTGTACCAGCCGTGGGCAGGCGCACCGCGCAGGACTGTGGACCATCACCACCGAATTGCTGGAAACGCAGACGGTGGATTTTTCCGTAGGGGCTGAGGGGCTGCGACATGTTCCCGGCGATATCATTGAGGTCTGCGACAGTGATTATGCTGGCGTGACCGTGGGCGGACGCATCCTGTCGGTCGACAGCCTTACGCGCACGATCACGCTGGACCGTGAGGTGGAGATACCGGCAGGCAGCAATGTGGTGCTGAACCTGGTGGGCAGCAATGGCCAGCCTGTTACCGTCGCGGTCACCGCACACCCCGCCCCGGACCGCGTGACCGTCAGCCAGTTACCCGATGGCGTGGCGGAGTACAGTGTGTGGGGGCTGAAACTGCCGGACCTGCGCCAGCGGCTGTTTCGCTGCGTGGCCATACGGGAAAACGATGACGGCACGTATGCCATCACCGCCGTGCAGCATGTTCCGGAGAAAGAGAGCATCGTGGACAACGGGGCGAAGTTTGATCCGTTGCCCGGAACCAGCATCACGAACACACCGCCCGCCGTGCAGCATCTCACCACGGAGATTCTGGCAGAGGACGGACAGTATAAGGCGCGGGCGCGCTGGGATACGCCGCGCGTGGTGAAAGGCGTTAACTTCTCCCTGCGTCTGACGGTGAAAGCGGAAGATAACAGCGACCGCCTGGCCAGCAGCCTGACTCTGAGCGAAACGGAGCACACCTTCCGCAACTTGTCTCCGGGACGTTACACCCTTACCGTCCGGGCAGTGAACAGCCAGGGCCAGCAGGGCGCCCCCGCCAGCACGGATTTCAGCATTGCTGCGCCGGCTGTACCGTCTTATGTTGAGCTGACCCCCGGCTATTTCCAGATAACCGCCACCCCACGCCAGGCGGTATATGACCCCACGGTGCAGTATGAGTTCTGGTTTACGGATACGCAGGTTGCCGATATCCGCCAGGTGGAAAGCGATGCGCGTTATCTCGGCACGGCGCTGTACTGGATTGCGGCCAGCAGCGGTATCAAACCCGGCAAGGACTATTACTTCTATATCCGGGCCGTGAACCAGGTCGGGAAATCGGCGTTCGTGGAGGCCAAAGGCCAGGCCAGCAATGATGCGGCGGGCTACCTGGATTTCTTCAAAGGGGAAATCACCGAAAGCCACCTGGGGAAAGAACTGCTGGAGAAGGTGGAGCTGACGGAAGACAACGCCAGCCGGCTGGATGAGTTTTCGAAAGAGTGGCAGGACGCGAACGGCAAGTGGAACGCCATGTGGGGCGTGAAGATAGAGCAGACCGAAGACGGGAAGCACTATGTGGCGGGTCTGGGCCTGAGTATGGAGGACACGGAAGAGGGAAAGGTAAGCCAGTTTCTGGTAGCCGCTGACCGTATCGCGTTTATCAATCCGGCTAATGGCAATGAAACTCCCGCCTTCGTGATGCAGGGTGACCAGATATTTATGAACGAGGTATTCCTCAAATATCTGACAGCGCCGAGCATCACCAGCGGCGGAAACCCGCCGACCTTTACGCTGACGCCTGACGGCAGGCTGACTGCCCGTAATGCGGATATCAGCGGTCATATCAGCGCGAACTCTGGCGCTCTCAACAATGTGACAATTGAGGAAAACTGCACCATCAAAGGGACGCTCCGGGCCGAGTGCATTCTTGGGGATATTGTTAAGGCAGCGGGCAGGGAGTTTCCTTACTTCCGTATACCCAACACAGGTGAAAAACGGTACGCCAACGGGACGCTGACGGTCGTGATTGACGATGATCAGTCTTTTGACCGACAGATTTCCATTCCTGCTATTGCCTTTCAGGGTGCAGCGTATAACAGCCAGACCAGTAACGACATATGGGATGCCTGTACGCTGATTGTCAGGAAAAACGGGGTGGAGATATACAACGAGACAAGCATAGGTGTACCGGCCGTTTTTTCGCAAACACTGGATATGCCAGCCGG